TCTCTAGATCGGAAGAGGGAGTGCTACTGCAACAGGCGCAATAATACGATTAGCTTAGTTTTAGTTTGACTATGATAAAATTTAGTCATGCCATTTACTAAGTTAAATTTCAGACCAGGAATCAACAAAGAAGAAACCGATTATGCTAATGAGGGTGGTTGGGTTGATGGTAATTTTATAAGGTTTAGAAAAGGTCGAGTCGAAAAATTAGGTGGTTGGGAAAAGAACAGTGAAAATGTTATCATCGGATCACCTAGAGCCTTACATACATGGATTTCTTTGTCAGGTGATAAGTATTTAGGCGTTGGCACGACTAATAAATATTACATAGAGGAAGGTGGAGTTTACAACGATATTACCCCCATAAGATCAACCACAACTAACTCCACCACCTTTGCAGCTACTAACGGTTCATCTACTATTACGGTTACTGACAACGGACATGGTGCTGTTAATGGAGATTTTGTTACTTTTTCATCAGCTGTAAGTCTTGGCGGTAATATAACTGCTGCTGTTTTAAATCAAGAGTACCAAATAGATTTAGTTACAGGCACAAATACTTATCAGATTACTGCTAAAAATACTTCAGGAGTTACTGTAACTGCTAACGCATCTGATTCTGGCAATGGTGGTTCAGCCACAGATTCAGCTTATCAAACAAATTCAGGACTAGACTTTTTCGTTGAAAGCACAGGATGGGGTGTAGGAACTTGGGGTGAAGGTGCTTGGGGTTCTGCTACTGCTTTGAGCGATGTAAACCAGCTTAGATTATGGACACATGATAATTTTGGTGAGGATTTAATTATTAATGTTAGAAATGGTGGCATATTTAGATGGGTTGAAAATAATGGGTTATCAACAAGAGCAGTTAATTTATCTACAACATCTGGTGCAAACAAAGTGCCTACTGTAGGCTTACAAGTTATAACATCAGAGGTTGATAGGCATTTAATAGTCTTAGGCGCAGATCCTTTGTCTAGTGGCACACGCTCAGGTGCGATAGATCCTATGTTTATTGCATTTAGTGATCAAGAAAACGCACTTGAGTTTGAGCCAAAGAATACAAACACAGCAGGTTCACTAAGACTTTCATCAGGATCATCAATAATTGGTGGTTTAAAATCAAGGCAAGAAATATTGATATGGACTGATACAAGTTTATACAGTATGTCATTTATTGGGCCACCACTTACTTTTGCTTTAAACTTAGTGAATGAGGGTGCAGGTTTAATAGGCCCAAAAGCTGCTGTCAATGCACCTAATGGCGTGTTCTTCATGTCAAAAAATGCTTTTTATTATTACAACGGTGCAGTAAAAAAACTTAACTGCTCAGTGCAAGACCATGTTTTTTCTGATTTGGATAGATCTCAAGCGTTCAAATGTTTTGCAGGTCTAAATGAAGAGTTTAGTGAAATTTGGTTTTTTTACCCATCAACTACAGATAACACAAGAGAAATATCACGATTCGTTATATACAATTATGAAGAGAACTTATGGAGTATCGGTAGTTTAGAGAGATACAGTTGGTCAAATGCAGGTATTTTTGATAAACCATTAGCAGGTGGCGAATCAAGTGATACTAAATACATCTATAAACATGAGTCAACTTCTAACGATGATGGCAACGCAATGGACAATGTATTCATAGAATCAGCAGATATTGATGTTGGTGATGGTGATGGTTTTGTGTTTTTGCGAAAAATTTTACCAGATATACTGTTTGTTAATGATGTTGGCACAAGTCCAAGCGGTGTCATTAATGTGGTGGTCAAGCGAAGAGATTTTAACAATCAATCTCTTAGCACTGATTCTACCTCTCAAATAACAAGCACATCTACATTTACAAGTCTGCGTTCAAGAACAAGACAATTTGTAATTAGGTTTGAATCAGATGATGATAATAGTGAGGTAAACAGAAAAGATTTTAAATGGCGATTAGGCGACACTCGTATTGATGTGCAACCATCAGGTCGCAGATAGTGAGCAAATTATTACCAACTCGACTACCTTTAGCACAAGGCGATACTATACCTGTAGAAACTTTTAACCGACTTGTCAGAATATTAGAAATTAACTTAGCATCACATGATCCAGATAAGGTAAATAGTTTCAACAGCACAGAGATTTCAGAATTGCAATTTTCAACAGGTGCGATTATATTTAATACAACAACAGAGGTTCATCAAGCCTTTGACGGAACTCAGTTTCGTAACTTGTATGAACATAATACTTATGTTAGTGGCTTATCTGCTACAATGAGCATAGGTGCAGTTACAGTAACAATAGGGTAGTTATGAATATAAGTGAAAGGTTACAAAATAGGTTAGAAAATTTTACTAAAGAATCGATGCAAAATCCTATTCAAGTGGCATCTACTATGAATATGGTAGAAGATCCTAAAGGTGTTATTTCTAACAAAGAGATGGAAATGTTTATGGACTCCATGCCTGGTGCTGCATCTAAGAGAGATCAAGACATGATGAGAATTATGGACATGGTTGGGCCTACTAAAGGCGCTATATCCAACAGAGAAATGGAAATGTTTATGGATGCCTCGCCTTCAATGTCAGATGATTTAGAAGAAAGAGAAACTTTGATGCAACTTTTACAAAAACAACAGATAAAAGAGGTAGCGCCTTTTTCTGATGTTGCAAAAGATTTAGCTATGCTTGGCACAGGAGAGGACACACAATTAGTTCATGCTAGACCTGGCGAGGTAGTAATACCTCCTGAAATGTTAGAGGATGAAGAATTTGAGTCCATGCTTGAGCAAAAATTCAATCAGTTTAATATTGATCCGGAGTCAGCTGTAGTTGGTGTTGGTATTGCTAGTCTTAATGAATCGACTGGTTTAGAAGAGTTTGGCTTTTTCAAAAAAATAGGTAAAAAGCTAGGCAAAGTCGTTAAAAAAGTTGCGCCAATCGCAGCTTTTGTTCCTGGCGTAGGCACTGCTTTAGGCGGTGTTTTAGGCGGTATTGGTGGATTAGCGGCAAAAATACCTGTTATTGGGCCTGCATTAGGTCAAGCAGGTAGCACTATAGCAGGTGGAATAGCCAATTTAGGTATTCCAGGTGTTTCACAAATAGCAAAAGGCACTACAGGAGGTTTCGGTAATATAGGTAAAGGTTTGGGAAGTTTGGAAGGTTTGCTTGGCGATGGGCCTTTAAGTGGATTTTTAGGTGGAGGTCAAGAAGTTGCATCTTTTGATATAAAGTCAGCACAATTAGATCCTAAAACCAATATGTTTATTGATGCCGCAGGTAATAGTGTTGATCCTGCTACATACAGAAAATATATCAGTGATCCATCTTTAGTTCCAACGACAAAAGTTGGTGGTGGAAATTTTAATTTAGGTAGAGCAATATTAGGTGGGCCAGGCAGAACTCCAGATATAATAAAAGCCGGAGAGGACATTTTAAAAGGTGAGTTTGAGCCAGTTGGACAAGGCACTAAAGAGAGAGGTGGTCTTGGTATGTTAGGCAACTTAGGTATTGGTGCTTTAGCTGCGACATTAGGTAAATTAGCTTACGATGAAACTAAAAAAGACCAAGGTGTGCCATTAACACCTTTAACTACTATGGACGCAACAGGTAGATACAATATTGAGGCAGAAATAGCTAGAAGAATGGGACTTCCACAACCCAACCCTATTGAATTTGGTTTATTACCAGAGGGAACTTTACCTGAGTTAACAGGCGGTAAGCCTAGAGGTATGTATATGGGCGGTATAGCTGCTTTTGCACAAGGCGGTGCTGTTGCTATGCAAGAGGGTGGCGAGATGAATCCTAATGATTTTCCTAGGATGGATGGTGATATAAACGGCCCAGGCACAGAAACTAGCGATGATATACCTGCTATGCTCAGTGATGGTGAATTTGTAATGACTGGTCGAGCAGTTAGAGGCGCAGGTTCATTTGACATGAAAAATGAAGGCGGCATCGTAACCTTAATACCAACAACAGAGGAAAGTAGAGAGCGAGGCACAGACTTGATGTATAAAATGATGGATGTTTTTGAAGGACAAGCAAGTGGCAGTTCTTAGAAACCAAATGGTAAGAAATCGTATTGATCCTAGATCACAACCTTATGCGTCTGGAATAACTAGAGTAGAAACAGGTTTAGATCCATTAACTAGACAACTATTATTTGGTTTGGATGGTCGTGGAGGCTTTATACCTGGTGCTATGAGGGCAGCAGAAAAAGTTTTTTTTGATGCAGAGGGTAAACCAAGGGTTGTTGAGGAAAGAGTTGCAGGATTAACACCTGACCAACTTAGAGCGCAACAATTAGCAAGAGAGTCGATTGGTATTCAAGATCCATTTATTACTGATGCACAAAGAGCCTATAGGGAGGGTTTAGGCCAATTACAAACAGGATTAGGCAGAGCAAGAACAAGAGGTTTAGAGGCGCTTGGTGCAACGCAAACAGGTTTAGGTAGTTTATTATCAGGTCTTGGTCAGCAAGAAATGATTGCAAGACAAGCTACAGGTGATTTTGGTAGAAGATTAGGCGGTGTTGGTTCAATTCTTGCAGGTGCTACTGATCAATTTGGTGGAAGGTTAGGAGAAAGTGAAAATTTGTTAAGAGGGACTTTGGGTGGTTATGATCCAAGATTAACACAACAATTTTTTAATCCATTTGAACAGCAAGTCGTTCAACAAACTATATCAGACATATTAGAACAAGGTGAATTGGCAGATATTTCTGCAAGAGCGCAAGATATAAACAGAGGCGGTGAGTCAGCCTTTGGCTCTAGGGCGCGTTTGGGCGCAGAGGAACGCAGGAGAGCATTAGGTAGAGGTTTGGGTGAAACCATAGGTAATCTTCGTGCTAGAGGCTTTACACAGGCTCAACAGACAGGTTTAGGAGAGTTTGCTAGACAAAGAGCAGCAGAGCGTCAAGCTGCATCAGGATTGGCTAGTCTTGCAGGCTCTAGGTTGGCATCACAACAGCAATTAGGCGGTTCTTTGCGAGGTTTGTCAGCTGATCAATTAGCTGCACAACAACAATTAGCATCTGGTCTTGGTGCTATAGGATCTCAACGATTTGCAGGTCAACAAAATTTAGCCAGTGCGCTAGGAAATTTAGGTAGTTTAGAGGCACAAATAGGTCAACAAAGACAACAAGCACAAGCTGCTTTAGGCTCTCAATTACAAGGTTTAGGCACACAAGCACAACAAGCAAGTATGGCAGGAATAAACCAACTTGCAGGATTTGGCGCACAACAGCAAGGCTTACAGCAACAGATTTTAGATGCACAGCGTAGAAATCAACTTCAAGCGCAACAAGCACCATTGCTACAATATCAAGCGTTACAACCATTTGTTAGTATGGCCCCATCAGGTCAAACACAAACACAAACAACTTTCGCACCTCGTCCAAGTCCTCTACAAACAGGACTAGGAGTGGGTTTGAGTGCTTTTGGGGCAATAGGTAATGTTTTAAATCCACAAGCTAGAGGTATCTAGTGGCTATATCAAGGGCGCAAATACCAGAGCAGGTTGATATATTTCAAAATGGCGGAGATGTTGATTCTAAAACTTTAGATGAAATTAATACAATAATCTCTGATCGTGGAGATTTTGAAAAAAGTTTTAAAAAATATCAAGAAAGATTAAGTCCCTACACATCAATTCAACCAAGAATTAATATTTATGAGGCGGCAGCTGAGTTGGGAAAAGGTTTATTATCAACTCCTAATGTGGGTGGGGCATCTGCTTTTACCGGTTTAGGCGTAGGTTTCACAAAAATTTCTGAGAGAATACAAGAGGCTAGAAATCAAAATGAAAAATCAAGACAAGAAGTTGCAATGTTGGCAGCACAAATGGCAATGGAAGATGAGGCAAAAGCCTTAGAGTTTTTACAAGAATATGAATTAAAACAACTTGATTTAAAAAATAAACGAGGCGAAATACTAACATTTGAGTATAAAGATAAAGATGGTAAAACAGTTCAGAGAACAGTAAGGGATAATGTTGCCAATGACAGCATAATAGACGATTTGATAAATAATAAACT